ACAAGGGCATGGTGGACAGCGCCACTGGCCTGATCACGATCACCAACTCGGCACCTGGTGCCGGTGTTACCTGCGCGGTAGTGGCGCTGTGAGTATCGTCCTCGACCGTCCGCCCCGGACCGAGGACGAGCTGTGGCATCTGGTCCGGGCACTCTGGGGGCACACCATCCCCCGTACCAAGGTGTGCCCGGATCACGACGCCCCTTTCGACGCGTTCTCCACGTCGTACTTCTGCAAGGAGCCGATGGCGCTGATCCACGGTTCCCGAGGTCTCGCGGGCAAGAGCCGGCTGCTGTCCATCCTGGGACTGACCAAGGCTGCCGTACTGGGCTCGGACGTCAACATCCTGGGTGGCTCCCTGAACCAGTCGATGAACATCCACCAGACCATGCGAGACGCCTGGGAGCACGACCACGCTCCTAAGTACCTGGTCAAGGACGAGTCGATGACTCTGATCCGACTCAAGAACAAGGCCATCATCCGACCGCTGACTGCCTCCCAGAAGACGGTGCGTGGTCCTCACCCGGCCTCGCTGCTGCTGGATGAGATCGATGAGATGGACCAGGACATCTTGGACGCGGCGCTTGGTCAGCCGATGCCGCAGAAGAACTGGCGCGGAGAGGTCGTTCAGGCACAGACCCTGATGAGCTCCACTTGGCAGTACCCAGACAAGACCTTCGCCACGATGTACAACCGGTTCCAGGAAGAAGATCTGCCGATCTACACCTGGTGCTTCCGGGAGACTTCGAACCCAATCGACGGCTGGTTGGACCCGGGTTTCATCGAGCAGAAGAAGCGTGAGATCCCGGCTGAGATGTGGCGGGTCGAGTACGAGCTCGGTGAGCCCTCGATCGGTACCCGTGCCTTCGACTCGGAGATGGTGGAGAAGACCTTCTCCGAAGAAGTGCCAGAGCCGAAGAAGATCGCCAAGGACTTCGAGCAGTACGAGATCCACGCTCCCCGTCTCGACACTGACTACGTGATCGCAGCTGACTGGGCCAAGGAGCAGGACTTCACCGTCATCACGGTGTGGAGCTGCACTTACCTGCCGATGCGGCTGTGCTATTACCTACGCCTGCGTAGGCGTCCGTACCCGGTGATGATCGAGTACTACAACAAGCTGATGCGCAAGTACAACGCCGAGGGGATCCACGACGCTACCGGTCTGGGCAACGTGGTCGGTGACTACCTGGACACCCGTGTGCGTGGATTCCTGATGACAGGTGCGCAGCGTGACAACATGCTCACCGAGTACGTAGCGGCGGTGGAGAACGACAAGGTTCGGGCAGCTCGGATCCCGTCGATCTACAAGAACCACCTGTACTGCTCGGTGGAGGCGATGTACTCCCGCGGCAAGGAGTTCCACCTGCCTGACGAGGTGTGTTCGGCAGCGCTGGCCTGGAAGCTGGTCAGCCAGCGTCCGGTGGCCGCTATGCCGATCGCGCTGCCTACATCCGAGGACGCCAACTGGATGAAGCGGCACGTGGAGTACAACACCAAGTCCGGGCGGCAGACCAACTGGGACGTCGGTGAAGTCCACCGCAAGGACAAGGACGCCGAGCACGAGTTCTCACTTATGGTCTGACCTGACACAGTGAGGAGACTGGTTACATGGTGACCTTCCGGGCTGACGACATTCGCGTCTGGGAAGACGTGTCTGAACCCGTCTCCCAGAACTGGAACCCACTGATCGAACGTGGTGTTACAGGTGTCAAGCGAGCGGCCGGCGTCATCGATGAGGAGTTCCTCCCCGCCCTGCGCGGGCGGAAGGCCATCGAGGTCTTCCGGGAGATGTCCACCAACGACTCGATCGTTGGTGCGCTGCTGTTCGCGGTGGACAAGCTGATCCGTGAGGTGGACTGGCACGTCGAGGCTCCGGACAACACCCCGGAGGGTACGGAGACGGCTGACTTCCTTGAGAGCTGCATGGATGACATGGAGCACTCTTGGGACGACTTCATCTCTGAAGTGCTCTCGATGCTGGTCTACGGCTGGAGCTGGCACGAGGTCGTCTACAAGCGGCGGGTGGGTCCGTGGGAGAAGGACCCGAAGAAGAAGTCCCAGTACGACGATGGTCTGATCGGCTGGCGCAAGATCCCGATCCGCTCCCAGGAGACGATGCTGCGCTGGCTGTTCGACAAGTCCGGCGACGTGGAGGGGCTGGTGCAGCTGGCCCCGCCGTTCTACCAGGTCACCACCATCCCGATGACCAAGAGCCTGCTGTTTCGTACTGCGCCTGCCAAGGGCAACCCAGAAGGCCGTTCCCTACTCCGATCGGCCTACCGGTCCTGGTACTTCAAGAAGCGGCTGGAGGAGTTCGAGGGCATCGGTGTTGAGCGTGACCTGGCTGGTATGCCGGTCGCGCGGGTGCCTGCTGACTACCTGAAGACCGATGCCTCGCCGGAGAAGAAGGCCGTTGTGGCTGGCTTCCGGAAGATGGTCCGCGGCGTACGGCGGGACGAGAACGAGGGCCTGATCCTGCCCACGATGTTCGACCCGGACACCAAGCAGCCGTTGTTCGACTTCGAGCTGATGAGCTCGGCTGGTGCTCGGCAGTTCGACACCAACGCCATCATCCAGCGCTACGAGCAGCGGATCCTGATGAGCTGCCTGGCGGACTTCATCTTGGTAGGTCACGAGCAGGTCGGTACCTACTCGATGCACACCGACAAGTCCGGCATCTTCAAGGCCAGCCTGAACTCGATCACCAAGGTGATCGCTGACACCCTGAACCGCAAGGCCATTCCCAAGCTGTTCGAACTGAACGGCTGGAAGGTCCGCGAGCTGCCCAAGATCGTCCCCTCCCAGATCGATCCTCCGGACCTGACCCAGCTGGCTCAGTTCATCAGCTCTACGGCTGGTGCGGGCATGCAGTGGTTCCCGGACCCGGAGCTGGAGAAGTTCATCCGCGACATCGCGCAGCTGCCTGAGATGCCGGACGAGGTTCTGGAGATCAAGCGTCAGCAGGCGATGCAGGAGCAGGCAATGGGTCTGGCCGAGAGCCAGATGATGATGATGGGTCTGCAGCAGAAGGCTGAGCTCACCTCGCAGGGCTACAGCCCGGAGCAGGCGCAGATGATCGGTGAGACCCCGACGCCGGAGATGGCGCAGTACCAGACCGATCAGATGATGACCCAGCAGCAGATGGACCTGGAGATGCAGCAGCAGTACGCCATGAAGGACGACCCTGCTGCCCAGGCTCAGTTCGACCGGGACAACATGGCCTTCGACCGGGACCAGAAGGGCAAGGACGCCGACCTCAAGCGCCAGCAGATGCAAATGCAGCTGCAGGACCAGATGAAGCAGCGCGACCATGGCCGGAAGAAGGAACAACTGAAGATGTCCGACACGGCTGCCCGTAGGGGTCACAGCCGGGAGAAGGAGAAGCTGAAGGCCGGCGACTCCGCGGACAAGTCCAAGTTCGACCGTCAGCTGCGGATGCTGAAGGAGAAGTCCAAGGCCCAGCAGCAGGCGCAGAAGACGGCGGCCAGCAAGAAGCCGATGCCGGGGAAGACCGTAGCGGCTGCTAAGAAGACCGCGGCCAAGAAGACGCCGCCGAAGAAGAAGGGGCGCTGATGTTCACACCGGTCTTCAAGAGTGCCGACCCGGAGTTCAACTACCACGCTGCTGACCTGGCGGCGAAGCTCGTCATGGCCATGGACGAGGAAGAGGCGCGCTCGTTCACCACGATGGTCGTGACGGACATCCTCTGGGATGACATCGAGAAGAACCACAGGAGCCTGCAGCGGCACCTGAACTCGGTGGTGGCTAAGCGGGTCGAGCGTGTCCAGAAGGCTGCCGAGCGGGTGGTCTCCAAGAAGGCGGACGGATTCACCGGTGCGTTGGAGGAGATCAGCAAGGCAACCCGGAATCCATACGACTGGGGCTATGTCTTCCGGGAGACTGACTTCAACCGTGACCCCAACACCGGTCAGTTCCGGTCCAAGGTCAAGTACCGGTCGGACAAGCCGGTCCGGGAGAAGGTCGCTCGGGTTACCCCCAACATGCCCACCGGTGCTCGACTCAAGGGTCTTAGCTCCGAACAGAAGGCGCGTTACCAGCAGGGCTACAAGCACGTAGCCGACTTCCTGGACACCGTCCAGCAGTCCGGCCTGGCTGGCGACACCAAGGTGTACGCCACCGTCCGAGACCGCGACCTTGACCGCACCTACGTCACCGAAGTCAGTGGCACTCAGGTTCCGAAGATCGATCCGGCGAGCGAGGAGTTCGTCGGGATCGAAGCACGTCCCACGTCGTTGAGCGTGGGCGGCGCGAGCTTCGGCCTGGTAAGTGCTCTGGGTGGCGGATCCCATCGAGCTGGCCAGGTCGGAGCTACTGCGCAGGCGGTGGACGACAACGCCCGTACGTTCGCTGACGACTGGACCAGCGCCGGGGTAGACAACCCCACTAGCAGCAACGCTCGGCTGTACGGCAGAGTGGAAGCAGGCTCGCGCTTCCTGGGGCAAATCGCTCCCGCGGGCTCGAAGCTGCATATGGCTGCAGCCTTCGGTGAGTTCGTGGGACGCCAGGGTCCACAGGCGGAACGGGTCCTGGGTCCCCGGGCTCGCACCACGTTGTACCGCTACCGCGGTACGGAGAAGACCCCGGACAAGGAACTGGTCGAGCCGTACAACCGGGCCCGCTCTGGTGGTTACTCCTTCGACAACCTGAACCCGGAGAAGCAGAAGCAGGTTCGCCAGCTTCAGCGCAATGCGGTCACCCGGTACAAGAACAGCCACGGCGGGAAGATCACCCCCGAGGAGGCTGAGCAGGTTCGCCAGGTGGTGCTGCGGCGTGCCTTCAATGTCAGCCAGAAGGATGCGGCTCAGGCAGCTGAGGCTGGTCGTACGCGCTCGTTCCAGCACGCTCAGAACTACCTAATGGAGAAGGTCCCGCACGGCCGGCTCTATGACCTGCAGCTGAAGTCCGGACACACTCCCCCGTCTGAGGGCGTGATCATCGACAAGAACGGCAAGGTCGTCACCCAGGCGATCGGCTACGGCGATGACCACTACCTGCCCTTCAACCTGAAGAACCTGAAGGGGCTGCGGGGTGGCGAGTACATCCGGACCCGGTCTGTGGGCGGTCCGACTACCGAGGACATCTACACCGGTCTGGTATCTGGTGCGAAGCGGCTCACCGTGGTCTCTCGTAGCGGCACCTTCACCGTCGAGTTCGATGACACTTTCCGCGGCACGCGTCGGTACAACGACAAGGCTGGCCGGATGGTGGGACGCTACGGGAAGATTCTGGACGCCATCAAGTCCGAGCAAGTAGAGCGGATGCCGCTGGACCCGGAGGTCCGGGGACAGATCGCCAATGACGTCGAGAACGAGATGGGCTCGTTCTCCTCGCCTCGGGAGATCCGCCGTGAGATCCAGCGTCGGGAGGCTGAGTACAAGGAGAACCCGTTCCTGACTCAGTCCGATGAGCGGGCAATCGAGGCTCGGGTCCGCCAGGTCGGTGGGGACGAAACCACCCGCAACCAGGTTCGGGCTCAGCTGCGCAACGACGTGCTGGAGTCCAAGGCGTTCAACTTCCGGCTCAACGGTGATGGCTACGCGGCGGCTATCAAGGCGCTGGAAGAGCAGTTCCCGTACTACATGACCTCCTCGTTCCGCCCGACTCGTGAGGGTCGCTACGAGGGTGCGGTGGACCGCGGCTACGTGAAGCCGCGCTTCAACCGGCCCAGTGGCGCGCTGGAGGGCTACTATGACACCTCCATCAACGGACAGGTCGGCACCGACGCTCAGGGCAACCCGACTGGCAAGTTCAGCGCGGACCGGGGCGACTACCAGAACTCCCGGGGCCGGGTGAGCCGGATCGCTCCTGAGGGGCCCAAGGCTGTATCCGACAAGCTGCCCTCCGGCAAGGAGATCCTCGAAGGTGGAGTTCCGGTCCCGGGGGCGGCAGGTGTCTCCCCTCCTACCCCAGCGGAGGTGATGCAGGACCGGATCGCCACCGCCGAGGCTCGTAAGGACCTGACTGACCGAGCGGTGGCGCTGCAGCAGGCTGTGGCCACCAAGACCGCTGGTCGGCCGCGGGGTGACATGGAAGAAGTCCTCGGGATGAACGAGGAGCAGTTCCGTACTTGGATGGCTTCGCCTGCCAACCAGGAGAAGTTCAACCAGATGGTGGAGAACACCGTCCGGGCCAACCGCGAGGCGCTTGGTGTAGACGAGCTGCTCACTGCTTACGGTGCTGCTCGGGGCCTGGCTGGCGG